AACACTTAATATTTGATTTTCCCAATTATAAACATTGTTTCTTGAGTTAAATTTGAAAGTTTTTACTAAAGGATTTTTAATTACCTCTATACCAAATTCGTTTTTATCTCTATCTTTTACATAAATGTCAACTGAAATTGGCTGATTTTTAAAATAACTTAATTTGTTGTTTGCGTTTTGAGGGTCGTATTCGTTATTAACATCTCTTAATTTCAATGAAAGCACATTTGAATTAAATTCTGAATTATCAGCACTAAACTCTTGTGTAATCTCATAATCGGTTATAATTTTGTTAAGATTCTTAAACACACCACTATAAATTGTGTTTACTTTTGCAAACCTTTGATATTTTTGTATTTCACCCTCAAAAACAACTGAATTATCGATTTTTATTATTTCAATGATAAATTTTACGTAAGTTTTTAAAGTTTCAAAAATATACTCTTTTTCGGCGTTATTTTCAACACTTATAGTTCTGTCTAAAACTTCTTCGTTGTTATCGTTTTCGGTATAGCACTCGATTTTAAAATTTGTTGCTATTTCACCAAAAACTATTGTGTAATAACTTGCAGACAATGATGTGCCTTTAATTACAAGTCTAGGGTGTGAATTAAATTCACCAGTATCTTTATTGCACATCCAAGTAGTCCACCAAAATATAGGGCTATTTTTAACACCATCAGCCGTTGAATATGATTTGTCTAGGAATTTAAAAGTACCATCTAATTTAACACGTTTTTCTTCACACGATATAAAATAGTCTGAATATGTTGGTTCATAAAATTCTTCATTGTATTCTTCAATATCTTTAGTTTCACCACTTTTTATCAAATCTAGGTTGCTAAAACTTTGCTTATTCGTTACTACAATTTCTCTTCCTATGCCTCTTTTACTACCTAAATAAAATACTTTTCTTGATACACCCTCCCAAGAAAAAGAAGAAACATCGTTTTGTACAAACGATGTTGATAATCCTCTCCATATGTTGCAATTTTCATCGACAAATAGGTATAACTCCGTTTGAATATCAGTCCTATAAAATCTTTTCTTAACTAATTCATTTGAGGATGGGTCTAAATATTCAGCCTCAAAACTTTTCGGTAGGCTCGTTAAAGTCTTATACCAATTTTGATATTCTGTTGTTCCTGGTATCAAATCCCATGTTAAATCTAGTTTAATGTATGAGCCTATTCGCTCACGATACATTTCACCAGTTAATGGGTTTCTACCACTACCCTCTTTGTCAACATCCGCATATGATACTTGATATTTAGTGCAAGCAGGAGCAATAACCGTTTTTGCAAAACCATTTTCATCAAAAGTATATATTTTTAAAATTGTTGGCATAATTGCTCCTTTCTACGCAAATTTCTTACCTCTGCGTGTTGCTTCGTTTTGTAAGTCTTTAAAAATACTTTCACTTACTTTTCGACCATTTAATTCGATTGGTCTATCGCTTAAATCATCTATTGCATCTATGACTTTTTGATTGCTATTTAATATTGCTTGTGCAATTGGTAATGATGCTTGAACAAATACTTCACGCATTTTATTTTCTGGCGATACAATTTCAGGGTTATTTCTAGCACCTGAATATTCACCAACCAATGCAGGTGTAGGTCTTGTAATAACACCACCACTTGCTAAAGGTGTGTAAGAACTTGTGCTTGTACCTCGACCACCACCATTGCTATTTTCTCTACTAAATAAATTTTTAAAGAAAGTTTTTACTTTCCCTTCGGCAAATAACTTCGCTATTGCTTCGATTAATTTTGCTATCAAAGCTATAACAGTTGTAATTCCAAGTATAATCCAAGTCAAAGGGCTAACTGAAGTTGCTATATTTATTGCTATAATACTTGCTAATAATAAACCTAAAACTGTTGAAAGTGCTTTGCTCTTTGAAATAAAATCAATTACTTTTGCAATAATATTTATTACTAATGCTAAACCCTCACCCAAAAACTTAATAACTGGTGTTAGCACAGGTGTTAATACTGATGTTATACTTGAAGCTAAATTTGCTATTGACTTGATCAAATTCATAATTGAGTTTCTAAACTCTTCACTTTTGATAAATAATGTCGCAAATAGCGTTGCAATCGTTCCTATTATTACCAATGATTTTGGCAACAATTTTATAAATTGCCCTAACATTTGCCCTGGTTTTGATATTGCAGAAAATACTTTTGATTTTGATAAAGCTGAAAATATTCCAACTTTTGCAGGCTTTTCAACAACGCCACTAAATGCTGTAAAAATATCTTTTACTTTTTTAATATTCTTTAAATTAGGTATATCAGTTTTACCAGTTATTGAGGACATTACTTTTTTCAAATTTTCAGGAAGACCTTTAAAAAATTTAAATATTCCAACACCTTTTTTAAATGTTATAATTGAAATTAAACTTGTAAATGCAACTTTTAAAACATTTAACATTCCAGCTAAACGGTTAATCGCACCTGAAGTCTTTTCAATTTCACCATTTTCTTTTCTTGTGTAGCCTAACCAATTAAGTATATTGTCGGCTACCTTTTGTGAACCATTGCTTACTTTTTGAATTAATTCTTCATATTCGCCAATTTTACTTGTCAAGAAAGAATAATCATTTACGGCTGTTTTAGTGTTAGAACTTGTGCTAGATAAAATGTTTAATTTATCAAAGCCTAATAAACTTCTCTTTAATTCAGTTACGGCATCAGTGGCTTCTTCGGCACTTTCAGTAACTCCACCTATTAAACCACCACTTGCATTTTTAGTAAAATCTTGATATTCATAACCTTTTATTTTGTTTAAATAATTTAAGAAATCTCTTAATGCTATTGTCGCACCAAGTACTTTTTCTGAAAGGTTTCCAACTGAACCCAAAAACAATCTGCCAAACAAAGTAAGTATTTCTTTGGTTGTTTCTTGAATTTGTTTTAAAATATTGGCTGTATTGCTTAAAGTCTTTTCAAAATCGCCAACCGCACCAGTTCGTTGCATTTGTTTTTGTAAAGCAATTATTCTTAATAAACGTTTTTCGTTTTGGTCTAATTGCCTCATAGTTTTTGTGCCACCAATTTCTTTGTAAATGTTATACAAAGAGGTTTCACTAACATCATAACCCGCAACAGTACGTATTGTTCTAATTTGACCACTTAACACTTGTTGAAATTGTTCCATTGATTTTTGGATTGGAACATTAAACAATGAACCATAGTCAATCGCCATTCGTGTGATTGTTTCACTTAATTTGTAAGTAACATCGCTTGATAAACCACCCAAACTATCTAACATGTTTTTAAATGTTGATTGATAGTTCATTATACTTTCAGTCGATAAGTTGAAAGCACGTGTTATATTGCCAACAAACTTTAATGACTTTGAGTATTGGTCGCCCATTGAAACTTGGAATTTATTTAAAGTTTCTTCAAAGTTTACAGCATAGCCAACCGCATTTGAAAGTTGTGAGGTAAATCTTTTAGTATAATTATATATAGCGTATATTTTACCTAAATTAAATATTTTACTTTTGGTAAGGCTATCAAAAATGTTTTGTGTTTGATTAGCCGTGCCATTGATTTGTTGTAATTTTGCTTGTGCCGTTTTTAAACTTGCACTTGCCTTTTCTATACTTGAAGTGCTTACTTTTTGCTTGTTTAAAACTTTGATTGCATTTGTAAATGCCTTGCAAGCACTTTCTGATTTTCTTAATTCACTTGTAAATGGTTGAATCGCTTTTGTTAAACTCTCAAACTTTTTGCCTGTTTGGTCTAAATCTCCGTTTGACGTCGCAACTTTTTTCATTGCGTTGTTTAGATAGTTTAGTGCTGTGGTTAGCCCTTTAAGCGATTGTATCGAACCATTTGCATCTTTTACTTGTGTATTAACTACTAAATTGCCTAATGTGTAATCAACTGGCATTTTGTTGTTTTCTCCTTTCTTCGGCTATTTTTTTAATACTATATAACTTATTATTATTTTCAGTATTATCAATAGTATTAATATAACCTTTTGGCTTATTATTTTCTTCGTTGAAAGGATTGTAAACATCTTTGGAATGATATTCATATGGCTTTGGCGTTTTCTTTGGGTCTCTCATAGCATTGGCTAAAGCTGTTACTTGTGCATCATAATTATACAAACCTTGCAAATATGCTTGTTTGTGTAATCGATTGTAATACGCTTTTTGATATGCTAAAAATAAATCCTCATCTTCATCCCAATACTCATGTGGTGTCATTCCATATTCTAAAGCTAGTGGTAATTCTTCGCAAAAATAAAAATGCTCCAAATCACCACCATACTTGTCGTTTAAAATGTTTAAATTTCGATTGAATCGTATTGAATTGGTGTCGTTGGTTGTTCTACTTCTTCCTTCTTCTCCAATTCTTCTTTCTTCTTCATTTCCTCTAGGTAAGGATGAACTTTGATTGTTTCCCCACCTGCTTGAGTAAAAACCCAACTAATGATTGCTGTTTCTAATTCTATTACTTGTTCAAACCCATAAATTTCTTCATTATAGTCTAATATATCTTCAAATTTCTCGTGGTCTACACTTGAAACAGTTTGAAGTATTGTGTAAAGTAATTCATCAGTTAATTCAATCTTTTTCTCATCACTAGCTTTTTCAATTTCGCTTGCATTTTTAACTAGATTAATTTTTTCTCTTCTAGTTAATCTGCGAAATTCATATTTATTTCCTTCTCTATCTTCAATGTATGGTCTCATTTTTATATTCCTTTCAAATTATTTTTTTAAGCACCAACAACCAAAACTTTTATTCTTCTTTGGTTAGGTGCATAGCCTTCTTTTGTTGCTACAATTTTAACTATTGCACTACCAGCTGTTGCTGAAGAACTTGCTTTAATTGTTATGCTTTTGCTACCTTTTTCAATCAAAACATCAGTATTATTGCTTGAAACATCCAAAGTTGCATCGCTTGGATCAGTTAAAAAGTTTATAGCAATGCCTGTTGTATTTGTTGATAAAAGTTCAATACTAGCAGGAATAGGTGATAAAATTGAAACAGTATCTTGGAAGCTATCATATAAGTCTTCAGTAATGTATTCGTTTGCGTTTGTTACAGCAATTGATAATACGATTGCTTTAATATCTGAAGTTCCAACATCTGCTAAATGGTATCTAGGTTTACCTGTAAATTCTTGACCAGAAAAATCATCTAAATCAATATATGCAAAATTAACTTCTAAATCGTTGATATTATCGCATATAGCAATATAGTCAAGATTATAAGGCAAATTAATTTCAATTGGTTCAGTACTATTTTTGCCCATTACATTTGTAACGTTTCTATTAGTAGTTGAAGAGTATTCAATTGTATCTGGTGTACCAAAAACCGCTGGTAAACTTTCTACTGGTGCTAAAATATGATATTTTGTTTCGCTTGATAATCTATAACATAACGCTGTACCTAAACCAGCACGAACATTATGCTCTTTAAATTCTCTAAAACTTCTGCCCATTTGTTTTCTCCTTTTAAATTTTTAATACAACTTACTTCTACTTGGTATATAGTTAGTTGTAAATCTTAAGTTCGCTTGATAACTATCTTTTAGAGGGCTATCAAATTGTGGCATAATTGCTATTACACCACCATTCATATGATAATGTCCTTGCATTACCTCAATTACCAAAATTGCTAATTCTCTAACAATTTGTTCACTATTATTGTTTTTATTACAATATATGTTTATATCATAATTAAGTGTTCTTGTAGTATTATCATATGTTGTGCTTTGTGTTTGTAATTTGTTTATCGGTTCGCTAAATATTACACATGGTGTTTCTTGTGAAATTTTGTTTTTCAAAACTTCAACTTTCTTGCTCCCAACGTGATTGTTATTGTATGTATTCTCTACATAGTCTTTCAATACCTCGTAAATTTCATTATAAGGCTCAAAAACCGTGCTATTTTCAACTTTTGTGTTTAACATATACTTTTATCACTCCTATTTAACTTAAACCAATAATTTGCCTATAAATACGCTCGTAAATTTTTGCAAATTCTCCATTTGAATAATAATCAAAAAATGCATCCCACAAGAATGATTTACCCTCATAACCTGTAAAACCTTTAACTAGGTAACCATCTTTTTCATTGTACCAATTCCACCCAAACGCACCATGATTGTTTACATCATATTCGTATCGAACTTCATCGGCTTTTTCGTGTGAACCATAGCCCACAATACCAGTACCAAATTCAACATAAGCCCCTTTTTCATTGGTATTTCTTAACTCGTAAGCATTCTCACTCGTTTTTGTAATTTGCCAATATTCTCTTAAATTCAAAGTCCCTGCAAAATAACCAACTCTATTTTCTAGATTGTCATTTGCCTTGTCTCGAATCCATTCAAGGCTTTCAATTATAAATTGTTCGTTAACGATTTTAATAAGTTTTTGGTATTGCTTAATTCTTGCTTGTATGTCTCTTATTGAATTACCTTCAAACTTTATATCTAACATAATATATTATTTATTTTTAGTATTGTAAATTGAACTATTTATAAATGGATTCATATTTGCATAATCTTTTTCAACATACCAACCATTTCTTAAATAATCTTCTTTTTGTCGTTCAGGAACGGTCTTAACTGTTGTACCTTTGCGTACTTTTATAGTTTTTTTTCTTTCTTCCATTTTAATCTTCTCCTATCTCTTAATAAAATCAATCTTTGTTTTGTAATTTTGTGGCAATACTGACTTAACAACATAGTTCGCATTTTCACAATACTTGTTATCGCTTTCTGCTAACTTTCTTAACTCATCTTCTGAAATTAAGCCATCGTTCAAATACACCCTATCGCCAACATTTATTACACCTTGATAATAGGCTCTATCTACAAAAGCTCGATATACATCCGTTATCTTCTCGCCATATTGTAAATAGCTTGTCATACCAGAAACTGGTTGATAATTCAAATAGTATTTTTTTGGCTTATCAAAAATCTCAATTTGCCAACCATCACTATTTGTTTCAATACTTTTTCTCTTGGCTATCCATATTTCTTTTTCCCACATACTCTAATACCCTTTTACTGTTGCTATCGGAACTATTTCATCCCTCAACGCTTGTGATAATTGAGCTTGATTCCAAGATATTGATATGCCATTTTCAGAATAAGATATTGCACTTGTAGCTCCAGAACGCTCTATCATTTCTTGCATACAACGTATTAGCCAATAATGATAATGTTCATAAGCATACGCTCTTTGTGTTTCTGATACTGTATATGAAGATTTAAAAAGAAGATGTATTAAGATTTCTTTTGCACTTTCATTAAGCATTTCTAAATCACTCATTTTTATTTGAGGATATTTGTCGTGAAAATAACTTATTGCATTAACTTTGTTACAATTACAATTCATCTCTTTACATCTCCTTGCTTGTTATTTTTTCTATGCTACTTTTAATGTTACGATTTGGTCTGGGAAAATGTCAAGTGCTGGTAAGCAACGCATTGCAATCTTTGTTTGAATAGAAACTGCATCAGGGTCTACTGTTTCAACAATAGCAACACCATCATCAACAATTGAAACTGTGGCAACATTAGGTGTATTTAACAATACTCTTTCTTCAGGTGTAACTGAGAATACAATATCGCCTAATTTTCCAATAGGGAATAATGAAATGATATTATCTGGGAAGATTTGAGCATCGCTCTTATCATCTTTCATATAATAAGTATCATTTACATATAATCTTACATTTGTTCTTGCATAAATTAAATTTAATACATCAGCATCTGATATATCGGCACCACCCCATGGATTAACAAGAAGTTTCTTAATTTTAGCATTGTTGACAATATAATCAAAAGTTGTTGGACTACACATTGCTCTTGCAACGCCATTAATTTTAGCATCTTTTTTCATCTTTCTAATATCTTTTAGAGGGTCAGAATTTTCTAAATCGCTCCATTTTGCTGTACCAGCTAAATCAGTCTCTTTTGTAATTTTATAAGTTGCTGTAAAAGCTGCACCATTTGAGGCAAAAGAAACTTTACCTTCAGAAAGTAATTGATTAACCATTATTTCACGTGTCATACGCGAACTTAAGTAAAGTTGATAGCTATCATTAAACATACGATCATATACCATTTGAACTAATGCACGATTAGGGTTTCCCTCTAATTTCATTAATTCAATGATATGTTTTTCATCTACTTGCATACCTTCTTTGAAGAATGGTATCTTTTTTTGTTCAACAGTAATTTCGCCTCTTTCACGATAAACTGTTTTAGAATCAGGGCTATTTAATAGTAAAGCTGGTGTATAACCACTTTTACCAGAAACTGAATCAATTGTATCTTCTAATTGTTTTCTTGAACCAAATAACTCATCGATACCAACGTATTTAGTTTCTTCTTGCTTTCTAGCATCCCAATAAGTTTTAATGTTTTTAGTTGTATATAATTCTGCAATTGATGGCATATTAGAAACCTCTTCCTTTCATATAAATTATGTCGTGAGGGAAAGTAACCTTTGAGTCAAGAGCAAAGCCTGCATCCATTTTTGCCATATCAATAACACCAGCAAAAGCAACAGTTGCTGTTGTTTGACCCGCAGTTACATCTACATCGTGAATAACTACACCTTGTGTTTTAGCACCATTAGTTGCATCGTTTGTTGCAATTAAAACTGCTGTATCTCTGTTTAATAAAGCGTTAGTATCGCCACCAACTGGTGTACCAGCTTTAATAATTTTTTTGCCGTTTGAATCGGCAGTTAAGCCTGTATTAGTCACTTGACAAGGAAGTGTGTAATAAAAGCTATGCATGTCTAATACTGTTTTTTCAAAATTGTAATTAGCCATATTAAATTTTTTCCTCCTGTGAAATTTTTAATTTGTTTTAAAAGAAATTACTTTTTTGAGTAGTTTTTGAAGCTCGTTTTGCCATTGCAATAATTTCATCATCAGCAGAATTTGGTGTTTTAATTCCACCAGTCACATTGCTAGATTGCATAAACTCGGCTATTGCATTTTTCTTTGCTTGTTCAATTTTTGCACTAACCAATGTCATAATGCTTTCTAACATTTCACTTTTATTATCTTTTGATTTTAAAATGTTTTGTGCTTCTTCGCTACTAAATAAGTTGTTTTTAGTTAATGACTTTTCAAGAGTTAAGTTTTCTAATTGGCTTTCATAATTTGCTACTTTTTCACGTAAAGCCTTATCTTCTTCTGCTTTTTTCTCTTCATCAGTCATTTTTTGTTGTACTTGTTTTTTCAAACTTGCTAATTCACTTGAAGTTTTATCAAAACTTGCTTTAAGCTTTTCATATTCTTCGTGTGAATACGTTTTTAGATTTGGATTTGGTTCTGGTGTAGGTTCGCCCTCACCAAAGAATTGTAATTTAA